ATGGAAAGACAATTACAGGACGGGTGGGTGCGGCTGGTGAACGCGGACTCGCTGAAGTTTATCAAGACGCTGCCGGCGGCAAGTGTTGATCTGATTGCGACGGACCCGCCCTATTTCGGAGTGAAGCAGGAGGTATGGGACAACCAGTGGGAGAATGGTGTCGAGTTCCTAGCCTGGCTCGATGCCTTCTTGGTGGAGTTCCGGCGGGTACTCAAGCCAAATGGTTCTGTGTACCTGTTCTGCTCACCGCGGATGAATGCAGATGTGGAGATGCTGATCCGGGATCGCTTCCGGGTGTTGAACCATATCGTGTGGGCCAAACCGTCAGGGGTATGGAACCGGATGCGAAAGGCCGATATGCGGGCGTTCTGGCCGGCAAGCGAACGGATCATCTTCGCCGAGCAGGTAGGGGCAGAGGGGAGTGCTAAGGTAGGGTCAGGTTATGCGAAGGCATGCCATGATCTGCGCCGTCAGGTTTTTGCGCCGCTCATCGAGTATTTCCGTCACGCCCGGGAGATGGCTGGTGTCAGTGCTGCGGATATCAACCTGGTAACTGGCACCAAGATGGCCGGCCACTGGTTCGGCGCCAGCCAGTGGCAATTACCGAGCCGAGAGCAGTATTCCCAGTTGCAGGTGTTGTTTGCCGAGCGGGGCAGGGCGCTTGGGAAGGATTATGCAGGGCTGAGCGAAACCTATCAGGGGTTGCATCAGACCTATAGCCACTTGGTGGCATCCTATGATGAGTTGCGAGCGGAGTATGAGCTGTTGCGCCGACCGTTCTCTGTCACCCAGGAAGTGCCGTTCACCGATGTGTGGTTGTACCCATCGGTGCAGGCCTACCCAGGGAAACACCCATGTGAGAAGCCACTGGCCATGATGGAGCACATCATCCGGACCAGTAGTCGCCCAGGGGATGTGGTAGCAGACTTCTTTATGGGGTCTGGCTCCACGGGCAAGGCCGCTATCAAGTTGGGCCGACGCTTCCTTGGCGTGGAGCTGGAAGAACCCAGGTATCGGCAGACATGTGCTGAAATGGAAACGGCGGTAGAAAAGGGGGAGAAGGTCTAACCGCAACGGCTAGCAGGGACCAGCGGGGATGTTATTTTTCTTGCTGGGCCATAGAGTTAGCAGTAGATCATTATGCCATCTTACGATGCAGCTTTACCCTCCTGACACTATTTGCTAACTTGAATATCAACGATGGAGGACTGCACCCGAAAGGGTTCGGTCCTTTTTTATTTCCCCTTCCAAACCTCGGCCTTGCCGGGGTTTTTTCATTTCAGAGGCCCTGCGGGGTGGTGGGTATGAAGATGCCTGATAAAGACCTTGGTCTGTTGGCCTGGCTGCTGGCGTGGGCCGACACTCACTGGCCCGCCCTGTATGGCTTCACCCTGTCAGTGGTGATCTCCTGGCTGCGGGTGACTTACACCGGTGGAGCCGTTCGGCAGCGTCTGCTTGAGTCGGTACTGTGTGGTGCCATCTCGCTGTCCGTTATGTCAGGGATGGACATGATTGGCATCCCGGCCACCGCTTCAGGCTTTGTCGGCGGGTTCATCGGCTTCCTTGGCGTTGAGAAGATCCGCGATGTGGCCAGCCGCTGGCTGGATCGGAGGTTCGGCAATGGTCAGGATTGAGCGGGCATCGCCGCATTGCATCAGCGTCACGCACTACTTCGAGACCTGCAAGCTCAAGGCTTACCCGGACCCCGGCAGTAAGAATGGGGAACCCTGGACCATTGGCTGGGGCCACACCGGGCCGGAGGTAAAGCCTGGTTTGGTCTGGACGCAAGCACAGGCAGATGCGGCATTCATTGAGGATCTACGCCGCTTTGAACGTGATGTGCTGTCTCTGGTCAAGGTGCCACTGACCCAAGGCCAGTTCGATGCGCTGGTGTCATTCGCCTACAACGTCGGTTCAGACATCGATGCCGATACGCTTGCCGAAGGATTGGGTGACTCCACGCTGTTGTACAAGCTGAATGCCGGTGACCATGAAGGCGCAGCACTGGAATTCCGTAAGTGGAACAAGAATGACGGCAAGGTGATGCGCGGGTTGACCCGCCGGCGTGTGGCAGAGGAATGCCTGTTCAGGGGCATGGATGGAGCTACAGCCATCAAGAAGGGGGTGGCTGCAGCATGAACCCAGAACTATTCCGCCGCGCCATACCCTACCTGCTGACTATCGCTACCGTACTGGGCTGCCTGTGGGGAGCCTATCGCCATGGGGTCAGCGTCACCGACACCGCTTGGGAATTGAAGTGGAACGCACAGGCTAAGGAGCTGGTCGATGCCAAGGCTACCGCACTGGAGCTGGCGCGTGAGGAAGAGCGCCGTCGCCAAACCAGCATTGATGAGGTGAGACAACATGCCGAACAACAGATTGCTCGGGCTGAGGCTGACGCTGCTGCTGCCAGCGCTGTTGCTGCTGGGGTGCACGAGCAAGCCCGCCGATTGGCAGAGCGAGCAAGTCAGTGCACCAGCCATCCCGCAACTGCCCAGCCAGGCTCGACAAATGGACAGCCCGCCGTGGTGCTCGCCGAGCTGCTCAGCCGGGCTGATGCGCGAGCGGGAGAGTTGGCAGCAGCTTATGACCGAGCTCGAGCATCGGGCCTGGCCTGCGAAAGCGCCTACCTCTCCCTGAGTGCGAAGCAGTAACCGAATCGCCGCACCGGGTCACTCTCCAATCAGGCGGGTCGTCCCGCGTTTATGTGTGCCGGTGCGGCACCCATCAGGTAATCACCATGCCACTACGAGTCCCAAAGGTGTGCCGAGAGCGCACCTGTCATCAGCTGACGACAGAGCGCCACGGCTACTGCCCTGCCCACGTGCACTTGCTGGATGGATGGAAGAAGGTGGCCAAGGTCAGTGCCGATGTTCGCGGCTATGACTGGGCATGGCGCAAGCTGCGCAAGCGGATCCTGGTGAGGGATAGCTACCTGTGCCAGGTGTGCCTTGCCTTGGGCATTGTGACACCAGCGACTCAAGTCGATCACATCGCCAACAAAGCCGCTGGCGGTACCGATGATGAGCGCAACCTGCAGGCAATCTGCGACCCTTGCCATGCCAGCAAGACGCGAGCAGAGGCGCTGGCTGCACGCCGGACGGGGCTGCCGAGGGGGTAGGGGGGATCAATTCCTCCCAACCTTTCGACCTCACCACTGCTCCGCCCCGCGAAATTTTTATACCCGCGAAATTAAAAATTTAAATGGAGGGCGCGATGGGCGGTGCAGCTACCGTGCCCGGGCGCGGCAGGAAGCCCAAGCCGACGGCCTTGAAGCGCTTGGGGGGCAATGCCGGCAAGCGGGCACTGAACAAGAACGAACCCACCTTCACCCCATTGATCGGGGTCGCTTGCCCAGAGTGGCTGGCAGAAGATCCGTGGGCCCCCACGTTGTGGGACATGGTGATCAAGGAGCTGTGCGCCGCCGAGGTATTGTGCATCACCGATCTGCACAACTTGGAGGCGTTCTGTGCCGCTTACTCCCGCTGGCGCAGAGCCGAGATTGAGATCACCAAGCACGGCCTGGTGGTTGAAGGGGCCACAGGTGGTCCAGTCAAGAATCCGGCTTGTACCGTCGCCAGCGAATCACTCAAGCAAATGACCACATACGGGGCCCTGCTCGGGCTGGACCCTTCAAGCCGCTCGCGCCTGATCGGCGGCAACAAGAAGAAGGGAGGAGGCAACCCGTTCGCTGCTTTGTAGGGATGGACTATGGCCGCACGCAAAAGCTATCCCTATGTCAACGTGGCCAATGGCTACGCCCGCGATGTGGTGCGTGGCAACATCTCCGCCTGCCGCTACGTGATCCAGGCCTGCCAGCGGCATCTCGATGATCAGGCCAAAGAGAAGTCGGCCAAGTTCCGGTTTCGTTTCGACAAGGACAAAGCCGAGCGGGCCGCCAAGTTCGTTCAGCTCATGCCCCACACCAAGGGGGAGTGGGCCTTCAAGCGCCAGACCCTGAACCTTGAGCCGTGGCAGCTGTTCATCATCTGCTGCGTGTTTGGCTGGGTGCGCAAGGGCAGCGGCTTGCGTCGCTTTCGCGAGGTCTACAACGAGATCCCCCGCAAGAACGGCAAGTCAGCGCTCTCCGCCCCGGTTGGTCTCTACTGCTTTGCGGCGGATAACGAATTCGGCGCCGAGGTCTACTCCGGCGCGACGACAGAGAAACAGGCGTGGGAGGTATTCCGCCCGGCCCGCTTGATGGCCAAACGTACCCCGGCGCTGCTCGATCATTACGGCATCGAGGTCAACGCCAGCAACATGAACATCCCTGCTGACGGCGCCCGCTTCGAGCCGCTGATCGGCAACCCTGGTGACGGCCAGTCGCCATCCTGCGCCATCGTGGACGAATACCACGAGCACGACAGCGACGATCTCTATACCACCATGATCACCGGTATGGGGGCCCGCAAGCAGCCCCTGATGTGGATCATCACAACCGCGGGCTACAACATCGACGGGCCCTGTTACGACAAGCGGCGGGAGGTGATCGAGATGCTGGCCGGCACGGTGCCGGACGATGAGCTGTTCGGGATCATCTACACCATCGACGAAGGTGATGACTGGGCAGATCCCGCTGTGCTGGCCAAGGCCAACCCCAATATGGGGATCTCGGTCTACTCAGATCACCTGCTGGCGCAGCAGGCCAAGGCGATCAAGTCGGCCCGCTTTGCCAACATCTTCAAGACCAAACACCTCAACGTCTGGGTCTCGGCCAAGACGGCGTTCTACAACATGCAGCGCTGGGCGGCCTGCGAAGACAAGAGCCTCACCCTGGAGCAGTTTGCCGGTGACGAGTGCATCCTTGGCTTCGACCTGGCACGCAAGCTCGACATGAACTCCATGGCGCGCCTGTTCTGGCGCGATATCGACGGCAAGCGCCACTACTACTCCGTGGCCCCCAGATTCTGGGTGCCGGAAGATACCGTGTTCGATAACGATAACCGGCGACTGGCAGAGCGATACCAGAAGTGGGTCAACCTGGGTGAACTCAGTACCACCGACGGCGCGGAGATCGACTATCGCGAGATCTTCGAAGAGGCCAAAGAGGCCAACCTCGACAACAAGGTGCTGGAAACCCCGCTCGATCCGGCAGGAGCTATCGCCCTGTCTCACTCGCTGGCAGATGAGGGGATGACCCCCATCACCATCACCCAGAACTATCAGAACATGTCCGGCGCCATGAAAGAGCTGGAGGCGGCCATCACGGCAGGCCGCTTCCATCATGACGGCAACAGCTTGATGACCTGGTGCATTGGCAACGTGATCGGCAAGCATCTGCCCGGTAACGATGACATGGTGCGCCCGGTCAAGGAGAGCACCGATCAGAAGATAGACGGTGCGGTCGCGCTGATGATGGCCATCGGCCGGGCCATGGTGCCGGACCGTGAAGATGAGCGCTCCATCTACGAAACCTCGGACGTTTTATGCTGACACAACTTTCCATTTTCATCGTGGGCCTGCTGGGGGCTGCGGCACTGGCCTATGGCGCCAGCCTCTACGCCCCGCCGCTCGGCTGGATAGTGGGTGGCCTGCTCTGCCTCGCCTGGTCATTTCTGATGAGCCGGGCAGTGGCTGCCGCCGAGTTTGCCAAACGCAACAAGGGGGATAACTGATGTTCCTGCCAATGATGTTCGGCAGCGGGAGCAAGGGCGGCAACTTCAGTCAGTGGATCAGCAGCATGGCCGGTAAGACGACCAAGGCTGGGGTGCTGGTGACGCCGGAGACTGCCTTGGCACAAGGAGTGGTGCGTGCCTGTGTCACCCTGCTGGCGGAGTCGGTGGCCCAGCTCCCTTGCGAGCTCTACCGCCGTGACGATGACAAGCGGCTTCGTGCCACCGACCACCCCCTGTACGACCTGATCCACAACCAGCCGAACCAGAAAGACACGGCGTTCGAGTACAACGAACAACGCATGGGCCACCTGGGCCTGCGGGGTAACAGCTACAGCCTGATCGACCGGGATGGGCTGGGTTTCATCACAGAACTCATTCCCATCAACCCGGACAAGGTAGCTGTGCTCAAGGGTCCGGATGGGTTGCCCTACTACCAGTTGCTGGATGGCAGCAACCAGATCCTGCCGATGAGGATGGTGCACCACGTCAAGGCGTTCAGTCTTGACGGCTACCTGGGGCTGTCACCAATCCAGACCAACCCTGACACCATCGGACTTGCGATGGCGGTGGATGAGCATGCAGGAAGGGTGTTTGCCAATGGCACGACTCTCTCGGGCGTCATCGAGAGCCCGAAGGATGGCGCCAAGTTCGACTCACAGGCCAAGGTGGATGCGTTCCTCGGCAAGTTTGTAGAGCGCCACTCTGGGCTGCGCAACGCCTTCTCGGTCGCATTACTGCAGGAGGGAATGCAGTACAAGCAGCTCGCCATGAATAACGAGCAGGCGCAGCTGCTGGAGTCCCGCAAGTATGGCGCCAACGAAATCTGCCGGCTCTACAAGGTGCCGCCGCACATGATCGGCGAACTGGAGCGGGCGACTAACAACAACATCGAGCACCAGGGGCTGCAGTTTGTCATCTACACCCTGCTGGCATGGGTCAAGCGGATCGAAGGCGCCATGATGCGCGACCTGCTGTTGCCAGCGGAGCGCAAGAACCTCTACATCGAGTTCAACGTCTCCGGGTTGCTACGGGCAGATCAGAAGTCCCGCTACGAGGCCTATGCCCTCGGTCGCCAGTGGGGCTGGATGAGTGTCAACGATATCCGCCGGCTGGAGAACCTGCCGCCGGTGGCGGGTGGAGATATCTACCTGACGCCGCTCAACATGGTGAGCACCGGATCCCTCCCGCCAGGCATCACCAAAGCCAGCGCCGAACAACTCAACGAGATCGAGGCCATCCTATGCCGAAGCTGATCAATTACCCCCATCTGGCCAGCATGGCGTTTGGCCAACCCCTCTATGCCACCCAGGATGTATTGGCCGGGGTGAAGAGCCTGCTGCTACCACGCATGCTGGGCAACCAGCGAGACATTATGGCCGCCGACGAGTTGCCGGACGGGTTCGAGCCTGCTCCGCTGGAGGCCAGGGGCGAGTTCAAGAACCGCATCGGCGGGCTGGCGGTGATCCCAGTGCACGGCATCCTGATGGCGCGGCGTGGTCACATCGATGCCACCTGCACCGAGCTGACCAGTTACGAGTGGGTGAGGATGCAGATCGCCACTGCGCTGGCCGACGAGCGGGTCAAGGAGATCGTGCTCGACATCAATTCTGGCGGCGGCATGGCGGTGGGCTGCAAGGAGCTGGCGGAGTACATCTATTCCAAGCGCAGCGTCAAACCGATCACAGCCCTGGTCAACTTCGCCGCCTACTCGGCTGCCTACTTCATCGCGGCCGCTTGCACCAGGGTGGTGGTGAGCGAGACCGGCGGCTGCGGCTCGGTGGGCGTCATCATGGAGCACATGGAGGTAAGCAAGTGGGAGCAGGAAGTGGGTCTCACCTTCACCACCTTCTACCGCGGCGAGCGCAAGAAAGACGGCACTCCACACGAGCCCCTTTCCGAGGGGGCGATGGCCGCCATCGACCATCGCATGGATCAGGCCTACGAGCTGTTCGTTAGCTCCGTCGCCCGCTATCGCGACCTGTCCATCGAGCAGGTGAAGGCCACTGAGGCGGCCCTCTTCAGCGGCAGTGAAGCCGTGGCCATTGGCCTGGCAGACGAACTGGCCAATCCCCAGGACTACCTCAACACCCTCGCCGCCAGCGTGGCCAGCCAGGGCAAACCCCAACAGACCATCGGCCTGCGGGCCAAGGCCATCGAATTGCAGAACCAGCTCTAGCCCTGCGGCGGAGCCCATCCCAATAAGCCCCATCAGGGGCTTTTTTTATACCCAAAGGAAACCACTCGATGAAAACTATCGAAACCCTCCGCCGCGAGCGTGGCGAAATCGTCGCCCAGATCAAAGCACTGGCCGATCTGGAAGCCAGTGGCACTGCCTTGAGTGACGAGCAACTGGCCCAGTTTGCCAATCTGGAGGCGCAAGCGAACCAGATCAGTGCCGCCATTGCTCGCCAGGAGAGCACCGAGCGACTGATGGCGCAGCAGGCTGTGCCGGTCAATGCTCACGGATCCCAGGCCCCCCCGGCAGTACATGTGAAACAAGAACTCAAGCAGTACCCCGGCGCCGGCATGGCTCGCCTTGCCATGGCGGTTGCCGCCGGTGAGGGGGACATGAAGCTGGCCGAGCAGTTTGCTGCCAACGAGATTGGTGATGCCGGGATTGCCATGGCCATCAGCACTGCGGCTGGCTCCGGCGGTGCTCTCATCCCTGAGAACCTGCACTCCGAGCTGATCGAGCTGCTGCGCCCGCGCACTATCGTGCGCAAACTCGGTGCCCGCTCAGTGCCGCTCCCCAACGGCAACCTGAGCATGCCGCGCATGTCTGGTGGGGCCACCTCCAGCTACGTGGGGGAAGGGGTTGATGCCAAGGCCACCGGCGGCAGCTTCGATGACGTGAAGCTCTCGGCCAAGACCATCATCACCCTGGTCCCGATGAGCAATCAGCTGATCGGGAGCGCCGGGTACAACGTGGAGCAACTGGTGCTGGGTGACATGATCGCGGCCATGGGGAGTCGCGAGGACAAGGCGTGGCTGCGCGATGATGGCAGCAACAACACCCCGACCGGCTTCAAGAAAGTAGCCACGGATGCGGGCCGCACCATCGCCTGGACTGGCACGGCGGATCTGGCCACCATCGATGCCTACCTCGACTCGCTCATCCTGAAGCTGATGAGCTCCGACTCCATGATGATCAATCCGGGCTGGGGCATGAGCCCGCGCTCCTGGATGAAGCTGTTCGGCCTGCGCGATGGCAACGGCAACAAGCTCTATCCGGAGATGGCCCAAGGTCTGCTGAAGGGTTATCCGGTCGCCCATACCAACACCATCCCGGTGAACCTCGGCGCGGGTACCAACCAGACCGAGATCTACTTCGCCGATTGGAACGACGTGGTGATCGGCGAGCAGGACAACATGACCATCGACTTCAGCCGCGAGGCTACCTATGTGGATGCCGCCGGCGAGCTGGTCAGCGCCTTTGCCCGCAACCAGTCCCTGATCCGGTTGGTCGGCAACCACGATGTGGGTTTCCGCCACCCTGAAGGGCTGGTGCTGGGGACCGCCGTTACTTGGTAAGCCCTGCCATGGGGCTGCTTCGCGGCCCCTTCCATTTTACTACCAAGACCATTCAGGAGAGCCATCATGGCCAAACCAGAGAAGGCGGGGAGCGATCCCGTCGTGACGCTTATCAAGGTGATCCGCCCCTTCAAGAACTACAGCCCCGGCGATATCACCGGATTTGACGCCGCCAAGGCGCAGGCCTTGATCGACGGTGGCGTGGCTGAGGCCTACACCGCAGCCGAGGGTGAGGAGTAAACATGTTGCTGATCACCGTGGTTGAAGCCAAGGCTCAGTGCCGTATCGAACCGGAGATGACCGACGAAGATGCGCTGCTGACCGGTTTGATTGAAGCGGCGATCAGCCACATCCAGTCCGACATCAACAAGCCGCTGGTGGCGACAGGGGAGGAGGGGCAGCCTCTGACTCCAGCGCTCAAGCTGGCGGCCTTGCTACTGATCGGTCATTGGTACACCAACCGGGAGGCCGTGGTGACGGGCACCATCGCCACGACTCTGCCGCTGGCCTATGACTCACTGATCCGTCCCTATCGTGAAATCGCGGTGGGCTAGGGGGACGCATGCTTAAAAGTGGCGAACTCGACACCCGGCTGACGCGCTTTGGCGCCGCAACCGGCACGCCCCCGGAATGGCCGCTGCTTGGCAAACTGTGGGCGAAGATCATTGACCCGAAGGCGGCAGGGCGCGAGGCCCAGGCCAGTATCTATGCAACCGGATCGACCCTGATCACGGTGCGGGCTCGGGGAGATATCCTGCCCGGGCAGTTGCTGAAGGGGAGTGCCTGCTGGTACTTGATCGAAGACACCGCCAGCGAGCCTGGCGCCTTGCAGATCTCGGCCCGCAAACTCTCCGGCGAGCCCGCCACCTACACCCCGAAGCAGGGGGAGCCTTATTCGGTCACCGCCTTCCTAGTGGCAGAGAACGTGATGGTGGGGGCCCGTAGTGAACCGCGACACCAGATAGACCTGATCCTGCCTGAACTCGTCCCCCCCTTTGCACGCCAGGGTGACCAGATCACCTTGCGCGGACGACAACATCGAATCGATGGCCTGATAGAGGGCAGTGACAACGGCACCACGCTCCGGGTGATGGTGGTCTGATGCCGGGCGGGCTAAGCCGAAAGCGCAGGGCCAGGGCGATCAACGTCACCGGCCTGAGCGAGAGCATCGATGCATTCAAGGCGCTCCCTGCCACGATCCGCAAGCAGCTGGTGGCCGCAGTCAATGACGTGGCCACCGCCGCCCGGAGAGACATGGTCAACCGCATTTCCGCCGATGGATTCAACACCGCCTCGGTCAGGGCGCGGATCCGGCTCGACAAGGCGAACGCCAGCAACGACGTTGCCACCATCAGCCTGGACCTGAAGAAGATCCCGTTCAGCCGAGTCAAATTTGCCAGTCAGCGTACCGATGGTACCGGCACCCGGGCCAGCGTCTGGGTGCTGCGGGGCGGCAAGCGAGTGCAGGTCTACGGCTTTATCAACCCCTACGGCAAGAAGCGTCGCCCGATGATCCGCTATGCGAAAGCCGGCAAGCAGCGGCTGGTGATGGCGGGTGGGGTGGGCCTACGGGGTTGGTGGAATGACATCATCACCGAACAGTTCCTCGATGAGCTGCAAGCCAACCTTGCCAGCACCTTCACCAGGAGAGTGACATGACCGAAGCGACCGTCATCATCGATGCGCTGCTGGCCAAGTTGCGCAGCGTGCCTTCACTGTCGCCAGAAGACCGGGTATGCGATAGCGACCCGCAGATCGACCAGCATACCCCGCTGCCGCTGGCCCATTTTCGGGAGCTGACCGAGGTTAAACCGGAGCGGCGGGGGCGGGAGTGGAAGCGTACCCGCAACATTCAGGTGGACCTCTATCAGCCCGCGAGTGACGGGCGGGCAGGGCGTGACCAGTTGCTGTCAGAGGTGCTGGCGGCGCTGGTGCCCTCGACGGCGGGGATCCCCCTGCCGGGCACGACGCTGCTCGCTATCTCGGTGGGCACCATCAATCTGGAACCCGAAGAAATTGGCAGCGACACCCTGCTGACCTCCATCCAATTCAGCCTCACCTACACCGCCAGCCTCTAGGTTGGCACCACCATCTGGATACCATAGGAGCATCCAAGCATGTCATTTACCGACAAAGGCCTGCTGCTGGCCGGTGATGTCTACATCGCCGAAATCACCAATGGCGTGAAAGGGCCCCTGATTGGCCCCATCAACGTCAACGAGATCACCGTCACTCCGCCGACCACCGAGGAGAAGTCGCGTATCTCCAAGAAGCGCAGCACCTTCGGGCAAGCGCTGGACTCTGTCCAACTGCCGAAAGACCCGGCCAAGCTCTCCCTGAAATGGGACTCCATGACCAAACAGCTGCTGGCCGATGCCATCGCCGGCAAGCAGGTGGCCTTCACCCAGGCTGAGGCCCCGGTGGTGGATGAACCTGTGATCCTCAGTAAAGAGGGATGGGTCGAATTGGGCAACGCCTACATCAAGCCCGGCACCATCGTCGTGAAACTCGCCAGCGGCAGCACCACGCTGGTGCTCGATACCGATTACAAGGTGAATGGCAACATGGTGATGGCGCTGAACGACACTGCGGCCGTCGCTTGCAAGGTGAGCTACACCAAGGCGGCCGTAACCGGCACCACCTACACCGGCACCACCGAGACCCTCAAGCCGCGCTACTTCCTGATCGACGGCGAGAACCTGGCCAACCCCGGCCAGCGAGTGCGCGTCACCATCGACCAGGCCATGTTGGCCGCCCAAGGCGCCCTGGCGCTGATGAGTGGCGAGTTTATGGAAGGGGAGCTGGAAGGCTCGCTGGTGACTCAGCCCGGCAAGTCCGAGCCGTATCGGATGGAAATTCTCAACTGAAAAAGATGTTGATTGCTGAGTTCCATTCACTGAGGGACTCAGCCGCTCATTTATTATATAGTCAGCTCATTAATGACACTGAGTGGTGATATTGTGAGCAATACCTATGAAGTCAAGAATATTGAACATTTCCCATTATTAATATATTCAGTAACGATATATCTATTTATTGCTGGGACAGCCTATACATTTGGAGCTTGGGCTCTGTTTCCAATAAATATATTTGACTATATGGGTGTGGTAGATATAGCAAAATCATCAGTGCCAAGTATTATGTTTTCATTCGGAATCGCGTCCACGCAAATAATTACTCATTTGTTTGTTAATCGCTTTTCTGATGAAGTCGTTCCAGTCCAACATAGTAAGTTAACCGTTTTCCTAACAAAACACATCAAGATAATATACGTATCTTTTTTGTTGTCTTTCTGTGTTTCCTTCGTCTTTATAAATGAACGACCTGAACTAGTAATAAAATATGATAATTACATCATTATTATTTTATGGGCCACTGTCTTGTTTTCGGCAGTTCTAACCTACTTGTATATGGTAGTTAAGGGATTTGCAGATGAATTAAATGCTAGGAAGTATGCAATAGGGTTGACAATTATTACGCTTGTTATAATAGCATTTGCGTGCTTCACTATTGGGTTTACAAAATCTGTAAACATTATAAATGGAAAGAAATTTAATTACGTAGGTTACTCATCTGAAAAAGTGAGCGACGTTAAATTTAGTGTTATGGAAAAAGATAGATACTTAGGGTTCTATGGTGGTAAAAATTTCATGTGGGATCCTTTGAGTCGTTCAGTGAAAATAGTGTCCGGTGATGAAGATATAAAGATTAAGGAATACAGGTCACCAAGAAGATAACATGTTTTGTATCAGTTATAGTTAATAGATTTAATCTAATAACATATACCCGCTTCGGCGGGTTTTTTCATTTCTGAGGATCCCCCATGGCCAGCAATGACACCGATATCCAACTGCGGATCCGCGCCGCCGTTGAGGGGCTGGCCGAGATCAGCAAGCTCATCGCCGAGGTAGATACCCTGGGTGGTGAGACCGAATCGAGCAGCGAGCAGGTCGGCTCCTTGGGGGATGAGCTGCAGCGCCTCGGTGAGCAGAATGCAACCCTGACCCAGTTTGCCAACCTCAAGCGCAGCACTGCCGATCTGGGGGAGGGGCTCGAGGCCGCTCGCACCCGTGCCACCGGCTTGGGCAAGGCATTGGCGGATGCCAAGAAAGAGCTGACGGCGTCCAATGCTGCCTACAGTGCCAACCGGCAGGAGACTGAGCGGCTGGCGAGCGCTCATGCGGAAGCCAAGGCCAAGGTGGATTTGCTTCGCCAGGCCAACAGCGAGGCGAACAGCGTCACCAAGGAGCAGCGCCAGGCGCTCAAGGATGCACGGGATCAGGTTCGTCTTCTGGGGGACCAGTACAAAGAGAGCGCGAGCCAGACCAATGCCCTCAAGAACGGGCTGGACGCCAGCGAGAAGGCTCTGCGTCAACAGGCCCGGGAGTTCAACTCTGCTCGCCGGGAAGTGCAGTCTCTCGATAGCCAGTATCAGCGGCAGAACAGCACGCTCAACGGGCTGCGCCGCGCCCTGACCGAGGCAGGGGTAGACACCCGCAAGCTGGCCAGCGAGCAGAAGCGGATTGAAACGGCCAGCCAACAGGCTGGGGCTCAGGTGGCTTATCTGAAGAGCCAGCTTGCAGGACAGGCAGGGCAATTGCGTTCCAATGCCGCCGGGATGGAGGCATACAGCAAGAAGGCCAAGCAGGCGGAGCAGAACACCGAGCAGCTGCATGAGGCGGTGCAGAGTGGTGAGCAAGGATGGGCAGCTCTGGCGGGCAAGATCACCGGCGTTGCAGCAGCCTTTCTCAGTTTTGATCAACTGGCTGCCCGCACCACCGGAATGGTCAGAACCGCGGATGAGATTGAGCGCCTGGGCGTCTCGCTCAAGAGCGTGGAAGGCAGTGCGGCCGGCGGTGAGAAGGCCCTGGCCTGGTTGCGGGAGTTCAACGAGAAGACCCCGTTCCAGCTCAACGAGATCACCACCGCCTTTATCAAGGCCAAGAACTTCGGGTTGGATCCCTATAACGGTGTGCTGCAGGCCACGGCCAACTACACCGCCAAGACGGCCGGCACATATCAGGATCTTGAAGGGATCATCACCGCCCTCGGGCAAGCCTATGTCAAAGGCAAGCTGCAAGCGGAGGAGATGAACCAGCTCAATGAACGCTCGGTGGCAGCGGCCAAGCTGCTGGCGAAAGCCATGGGCAAGACCACGGACGAGATCATCGCCATGGCCACGGCAGGCAAGCTGGGTCGAAACGAGATCGAGCTGTTGATCAAGGCGATGGGTGAGGACGCGGCCGGTGCGTCGGAGGAGATGGCACAGACCTTCAGCGGGATCTGGTCAAACTTTCTCGAGCAGCTCAACCAGGTCGAGCTGGCGGTAGCCGATGCAGGCATCTTTGCCTTCATCAAATCCGAGTTGGCAGAGGTCACCTCCCAGATCAAAGCGGCAGCGGCAGATGGCAGTCTGGCTGCCTGGGCGCAAGGCGTGTCGAATGGCATGAAGTCAGGCGCCATTGCCATTCGTGGGATCACCGAAACTCTTGTCGAGATGAGAGACGGGATCGGTTTGGTGGTGAAGGTCTGGGGCACCATGAAGGTGATCCAGTGGAGTTCCCAACTGCTCGGTTTCGGGCAGGCGATGAAGACTGGGGTCGTAAAGCCGACAGAGGAAGCAGGCAAAGAGCTCGACAAGACGAGCAAAAAAGCGGTCAAGCTCAAGGGCGTGCTGAGTGCATTGACATTGGGGAATGGCGCCCTGTTGGCTGGGCTATCTGTCCTTGTCTATGAGGGCGGCAGGGGCTTGGCCAAGCTGGCCGAAGACGCCGGGGTCTGGGCGGCCAGGATGGGCGAGGCTGGGGAGGTTGAGCAACGGGTGGCCGAGCAGTCGCGCGCCTTCTTTGCCCAGCTGCAGCGCCAGGGTATGACCACCATGGCGCAGTTTGAAGAGTTCAAGAATGTGCAGATCCTCACTGCGCAGGAAGTGGCCAACCTCTCCGCCGTTGAGCGGGCAGCCTATGAGCAGCGGCTCAAGGGCCATCGCGAGTACCTGACGGGCCAGTTGCAGGTGCAGAAGGCGCTTGAGGCCTCCGGGCTCAAGGCCGAGGCCATGCAATATCAGGCCGATGCAGCACTGGCCAGCATGCGGCAGGGGTTTCTCGATCTGGCGGCTGGAGCCGACATGGCCGGCCAGGCCATCGACGCTAAGACTCGCCCTGCAGTGCTGAAGCTGGTGGCCGACTTCGACATGCTCAAGGCAAAAGGGAAGGAGACGACCACCGGGATCAACGAGATGTTCAAGGGGCTGCAAATGGGAGACCCGACCTCCCTGCAGAACATCACCTTGGCACTCGATACCCTGCGCGAACAGGGCAAGGTCACCCAGACCGAGATCGACGCAGGCCTGCGCAAGAGCCTGCAGGATATGAGCCTGCAGGATCTCGAGGTGTTGAAAGTCCAGTCAATGGCGGCCTTCGACTCCATGAAAAATGGTGCCATCAGCACGGCTCAGATCACCGAGTCAGTCCTATCCGAAAAGCTGCGTCGCCTGGGCGTCGATTATCAAGCGCTCCATACCGGCATTGATGCAGTGGGCCGCAAGACCATCGATACCTTCCGCGCGGTCGCTACCGATGTGAATGCCACATCCCAAGATATTGCTGCCGCCATGAAGGCGGCCGTCAACAAGGCAGACACGGCGCAAGAGCTGGAGGAACTGCGCCGGATCTGGTTATCAGTGGGGCAGGCAGGAAAGGTATCAGCGCAGGAGCAAGGACGCGGGCTCACCTACCTGGATGACCATATCCGCCAGACCAAAGCGAAAGCGGCAGAGATTGGTGATGGCTTCAATACCGCGGCGGATAAATCGAAGAGTGCGACCGACACCATGAGGGAGAACCTCAAAGGGGTGCAGGAGGAGGCCAGGAAAACAAAGTCCGACGTTGAAGGCGCCATCAGCAGCAGTGGATCCAGCAACACCGGTGCTGGCCCTACAAACACACGCTCAGTGGCTGCGGGCTCCTTCTTCTACAAGACGGTGGACATCAACCAGCTACGTGGCAACGCCGATGCGCTGGCCAATACCCTGGCTGGGGTAGAGGAAGAGCTGGCCCGCTACAGCCAGAAGGTGAAGGACATTCCCGCCTACAGCGAGTGGAGTAAGTACTACGGCGAGAAGTTCCAGAAAGAGATGGAGGCCATGCGTGCACAGCTCCAGAAGGAGTTGAACAAGGCGCAGCAGAAGGACGCTGAGAAAGTGACGCCTCAGCCAACTGCAGGGTCCATACCGCCCCAACAACAGCAAAGTGCACCGACGCCATCAGGCAGCAATAAAACGGTCACCATTTATCTCAAATCCGCCACCGACAGCGCAGAAGTCCAGTCCGATGAGGAAAATCTGGATGCTTTGCTGCGCCTGTTGAAACAGCAAGGACTCAGAAGCTGATGATCACATTAGCCGGAATCGAATTGCCAGATGACCTGGACTGGGAAGATGAGTTCGGGTGGGAGCCTGTCGGGCAGGTCATCACCCCAACGCTTTCCGGCGCCATTGTCGTCGAAGAGGCAGTCCAGTCGGAGGGGCGGCCCATCACCCTTCGCTCAGATGGTGAGGCATGGGTGAGACGTTCAATCGTTTTGGAACTGCAGGCACTGGCTGCAGTGCCATCGCTTCGAATGCAGCTTCACCTTAACGGGCGCATCTTCACCGTTATTTGGCGACGTGAAAGTGGCGGCGGATTTGAGGCCAAGCAGCTCTACCGGATCGCGGATCCGGATACCCAGACCCCATACGAAATCACGCTTCGTCTTCTCGAGGTAAACCCATGACCATTCTTGCGGGCGATATCAAGCTGATGGCCAGTCAGCGCATGACTGACACCACGGACGGTGGGGGCCGCCTCACCGGCCACGAGATCGTGAGCGGGGAGCATAACGCCATGTTCCCCGACATTTCGGATCTGGATCGGGCCTATGGGGTGGTGAACCTGCGCAAGGGCTTTCTGGCGGTGCAGACCGACAACACCGACACCTATTTCGGTGCCAACGTGATCGTGCTGCTGCCGCCGGCAGACCCGAACGTGGGCCTGACGCTGATGACCACCAAGGACCACCACGACACCCGGGATTCAGCGCGAGATCGGGTCGAGCGCTACCTGGCCCGTGGTCCCAAGTGGCAGGGCTTCCTCTACGATACCCAGCTGGAAGGGCAGCGGGCGATCCGCTTCTTCCAGCGCAAGGAGCTGCGCATCCCCGAGATCGGCGAGGTGCTGTGCCTGGTGGGCAACGAGGGGCTGGCCAGCGAGTTCGAGCAGTATGTGCGGGTGCTGTCGGTCAGCACCCAGCTGCGCAAGTTCCTGGTGCAGGGCTACGGCCAGGAGTTCGAGCGCCTGGTGGTGACCTGCGAGCTGGCCGACCCGCTGCGCTACAGCTTCGAGGGGGAGCAGCCGAGCCCCTACGACACCATCACCAACCCCAAGACCGCCCTGCGCGAGACGGTGGTGGCCGACGGCTCCCAATATTTCGCCACCACCGGGCTGGCTGAAAATGCCGCCTTTGGTGCCATGTTGGTGAAGGCCGACACCATCTTTACCCAGCTGGTACCGTCGGCCCGCTCTGAAACCGCAGCGGTGGACTTGACCGCTGCCGGCGAACTGGCCGCCCTGGTGGACTCGGGCCGTGCCAGCGTGACGTTCAGCACCGTGGCCAGCATCGCGCCCAGCAAGAGCCTGTTCCTCGGCACCGGTGCCAAGCCGGGCACCGTCAGCGTGACCATCGGCGCCGCCGTCATCACCGACCGGGGCGGCGAGCTGGTGCTGGGGGGCTCGGTGATCGGGGCCATCGACTACGGCCGGGGGCGGCTGGACTTCAACAACCAGTGCCCGAACTACGGCACCGCGAGCAAGAGCGTGGTGTTCTGGCCGGCGACCAGTCCGGCGCGGATCGCCGACACGGCCCAGATCCCCATCAAGGCGAACAACCGGGGCTATGCCTACACCATCACCCTGCAGCCGACCCCGGCGCCGGGCACGCTCACCATCAGCTTCATGGCGCAGGGCAAATGGTACGACTTGAAGGACAACGGTCGGGGCGAGTGCCGGGGGGTGGATGGCAGCTACGGCTCGGCCCAGCTCAACTACGCCACCGGTTCGGTGCTGCTGACCCTGGGGGCGCTGCCGGATGTGAACACGGCGATCCTGTTCAGCTGGGGCACCCCGGTGAACTACACCAACCGCAGCGGCCAGGCCATCAGCATCGGCAAGAGCCGCTGGCAGCTGCCCCACACCGGCATCACCCCCAAGAGCCTGGTGCTGACCTGGGGCGGCACCAAGAGCGCCACCGATGCGGCCGGCAACGGCACCATCAGCGGCGATATCGGCGGCAAGATCAACTATGCCACTGGCGAGATCGAGCTGAACCACATCACCCTGCCGGCGCTGGGCGCCCAGTTCACCGCCGCTTACCAGTACGGTGAGCCGGTGACCGAGCGCCACGTCGAGCCGGGCCGCCTCAGCACCCCCGGCCAGGTGGGGCACCTCTCCATCACCCTGGACGGGGATGGCGGCGGCGCGCTCAACCTCACCCCGGGCTCGGTGCGGGTGAAGTTCAACGCGCTCTATCACGCCTTCGACCCGGTGGAGCAGGAGCTGGTGATCGAGAAGAAAGACCCGATCATCACGCTGCAGGACGACGGCCAGGGCAACCTCAAGGACGCCAGCGGGGTGACGCTCGGGGCCATCAACTACGCCGCCGGCACCCTGCACTTTATGCCGGATGGCAGCGCGCCGCTGCCGCGTCCGCGCTACGCCTGGGTGACGGTGGGCACCCACTGGGTGGGCACCACCCAGATCGCCACCCAGCGCTGGAGCATGGTGGGCTTTGACTACATTACCACCGCCTACACCTTCCCCGATGGGGAGCAGGGCTGGGTGGATGTGACCTACCGCAACAACAACAGCGCCCAGGCCATCAACGCGACCCTGACCACCAACGCGCTGCAGATCGACGTGACCCCGGGTTATGCCGAGGCGATCCTGGAGGGCTCGGCCCGCTTCACCCTGGGCGGCGCCACCTATGTGGACCGGCAGGGACTGCTCTACCGCGACCCGGATGCGGGGACCGGCAGCGGCATCCAGGCGGGTACCATCGACTACAGCAACGGGGTGGCTACCCTGTCGGACTGGGCGGCGGGGGCCAGCGCGCAGCCGACCCTGCAGAGCCTCGCCACCTCGTTCGCCGCCCAGTCGGTGGACGCGGTGACCTTCCGCACCCCGGGCGCGCCGCTGGCACCGGGCAGCCTCTACATCGCGGCCAACACCGCCACCGGTCGCCGCATTGAGGCCACGGCGGACGCCGACGGCCTCTTTACCACGGCGGACATGGACGGCCAGGTGGAGCACCAGACCGGCATCGTCACCATCCGCTTCGGGCGGCTGATCACGGCGGCCGGCCACGAGACGGAAGCCTGGTTCGACCCCGAGCAGGTGGACGCGAACGGCAAGATCTGGCGGCCCATCAGCGTGGTGGCCGACTCCATCCGCTTCAACTGCGTGGTCTACAGCTATCTGCCGCTCGATGCGGATCAGATCGGGCTGGACCCGGTGCGGTTGCCCTCGGATGGGCGGGTGCCGTTTATCCGCAAGGGCAACGTGGTGGTGGTACACAGCACCCAGAAAGCGGCATTCCCGCTCGGGGTGGTGGCGGGGCAGAGCCTGGACGTGGGTCGCACCCGACTGGCCTACGCCCATGTGGAGGACCACAACGGCAAGCAGCTGGCCGCGAACCTCTACAGCGTCAACCTGGACAGCGGGGTGGTGACCCTCGCCAGCCCCCTGAACCTGACCGGTTACGTGGAGCCGCTGGCGGTGGTGCATCGCATCGAGGATATGAGCCTGGTGACGGATGTGGAGATCTCGGGCCGGCTGCGGCTGGCCAGGCCGCTGTCCCACGACTACAGCGCGGCAGACACCCATGTGTCGAGCGCGCTGATCATCGGCGATCTCTGGGCGCGCTACACCGGGCTGTTCGACCAGAAAACCTGGACCAACGTCTGGAGCGACACCCTGATCGGCGACGCGGCGAGCCCGACGTTCAACGACACCGACTATCCGATGCAGGTGACGAACCGGGCCACTCTGGAGGAGCGCTGGGCCATCGTGTTCGACAACAACACCAACTTCCGACTGATCGGCGAGCACGTCGGCCAGATCGCGGTGGGGGACGTGAACACCGACTTTGCCCCGGTGAACCCCAACAACGGTCAACCCTACTTCCGGCTGGATCACCGGGGCTGGGGCTCTGGCTGGGGAGCTGCCAACGTGCTGCGCTTTACCACCAAGGCGGCGAACTACCCGGTGTGGTTTATCCGCACCATCCTGCAGTCGGTGGCCGCGCTGGATACGGACAAGTTCGAGAACCAGCTGCGGGGCAACGTGAACCGCTAACCGGGTGGGGCACTCTTTTACCGAGAGCGCCCCACTCCCTTATTTCAGTGGGGCACCGTGCCCCAACAGGAGAACTCCATGGCCTATCCCGTGAAATGGTATGCGAGCCAGATGCAAGGTGCCCCCAGCCTCGGTGACACCGCAGACGGCGCCCTGGCTGCGCTGCTCAAGGCGGTGCTGGTGACCGGCTTTGGCACCCTCACCCTCAACAGTCTGGTGTGGGATGCCACCGAGGGTGCCGCCAAGGCCACCATCGCCGCCGGTCACGCCTACCTGCAGGATTCGGTGGTCGAGGTGAGCGGCGCCAGCCCGGCCGCCTACAACGGCGAGCACAGGGTCAAGAAGGTGACGGGCACCGAGGTCTGGATCGAGCTGGACGGTGGCAACCCGGGCAGTTCGGCCAGCGGCGCCATGACCATGAAGGTGGCCCCGCTCGGCTGGACTCAGACCCATGAGAGTGCCGACGGCAAGGTGGCCATCTACCGGCCGACCGATGTATCGGCCTCGGGCAATGTCTCCCTGCGCATCGATAACACGGCCTTCACCAACTGGACCCATGCAAACACCAACGCCTACCTGGCCAAGGTGGCCATGGTTGAGGATGTGGTGGATATCAACACCTATACCACCATCTACGAGCACCGCTGGCCGGCGACACAGCGTTACGCAACCAAGGTGTGGGACTTCATCGGCGATAGTCAGCTGTTCTATTGGGTGCCCACCATCGCCAACCTGAGCTATGCCTGCGTGTTCTGCTTCGGCTACCTCAAGTCGGTGCGACCCGGCGACCGTTATCATGCGGTGCTTCAAGTACAACCCTTATCCGATGCCAGTGTCTCTAGCGTGGGTAAGTGGGATACCACCCAATCGCTGAGCCCAAACAGCGTACACACCCCCTTCGCGGCGTTTGATAGCACTCCCTACCGCGTGCTCGCCAGACCTTACAGCCAGTTGTTTGGCACGACCAGTTGGTGGTTCAAGGGACTGTTCGGACGCTTTGGCACGGGCCTTAACGTGCCAAATGCTCCAGACAATGGGTTCTACCTCAGTGCCGATCCCCTGATGGTGCTGGAGAGTGGCACCCATCTGCGCGGTTACCTTCCCGGGCTGGTCGTCCCCTATGCCAGCATCAACGCCTGGGATCGCAAGAACTTCGCCAACTTGCCGGCCCTGCCAGGCAAGATAGTCAGATTTGCGAAGGTCATGTACGACAGCAACTCGTACAACTTCAACGACCCTCGCACCATGATGGGGTTCGACCTGACCGGCCCCTGGAGGTAAGTCATGGCAAGCGATCAAGCGCTACGGGATCTGATCCTGGCCAGCAATCCGGTGGGGTATTACCCGCTGGATACTCCCGCCAACCTGGGGAGAGATATCTCCCCTTATGCCAACCATGGCAGCCAGAGCGGCAGCTTTCAGCAGTCGCAGAGCACCTTCTGGGGGATGGATATCACCCTGACCAAAGGGGTGAGTAGCCCGCTGGTCGCCATCCCGGATCGTGCCGAGTACAAGGGGCGCACCTTCACCATGGAGTGTCTGATCTCCCACTCGGAAGATAACAACCTGGTGATCGCCGAACGGGGTGGGGACAATAAGAACTGGAGCTTACAGAGTATCGGAACAGCTGCTGGCTACCCGGTGCCCTCCTTCCAGTTTGTTCTGGGGGATCAAACCGTCTCCCCTGCCAATGGCCGAGCAGGTCCAGCCCCCGGCCTCAATCACCTGATCTTTACCAGCGCGCAGGGGATCACCAAGGTCTACCTGAACGGCCTCGTGCTAAAAGAGTGGGCGGTCGCCACCGGCAACGGCACCCAGGGCAACCAAGGCACCCTGCCCATTCACCTGTTCTCCCGTGGTGGTAGTTTCGGCACCTCGGCCTTGATGGCCCATGTGGCGTTCTATAACCGCGAGCTGACGGCCGCAGAACGCCAAGCCAGATACGATCTGCTCTATGGGTCCATGCCGATGCAGGTCGTGCGGATGACTAGCCTGCCCGCCAACCAGGAGACGCGCAGCCAGTTTCAGCCGCAGGATGTGGCCTGGCGTGGCAGCCCCGGTTATGTCTACTCGGGGCCAGTCCTCGACCCGGAACTGACGCCGTTCCCGATGAGCAAGGGGAGGGACTATTTCTGGCATCGGGATGGGGTGCAGAACGTCCTGCAGGGCTACATCGAGAGCACGGTGACCATCAGCGGGGAGGGGGTCAGGCGGCGGGTACTTTGTTTCACCCAGGATGGTGACCTGGTGGGCGAGACCATGAGCCGCGCCTCGGATGGCAAGTACCGGTTCGATCTGCTCTGGCTGAACCGCCGTTACATGCTGGTCGCCCAGGACGATCCCGCGTTCGGCCCTGCCGACTACAACGCGGTGGCGGCCGACTTCCAGCTCCCCACCCCCTACGCCCCCGGTCAGGGGGTAGGTCTGACCGGAGGTTAACCATGCTGAGCTTTGCCACCGCCCTGCGCACCGCCCGCGCCCAGCAGCTGGCCGATGCCATCGACGCCGGCACGGCCGGCGCCGCCACCTTGAAACTCTACGGCGGCACCCGCCCGGGCAGCGGGGCCAACATCACCACCGAGACCCTGCTGATCACCCTGCCGCTGGCCTACCCCTGCGCCCAGTCGGTGAACGGCGGGGTGCTGACCCTCAAGGCCATCGCCGAGGCCATGGTGAGCGGGAACGGCACCATCAGCTGGGGTCGCTTCTCGAACCGGGACGGCGGCTTTGTCGCGGATCTCGATGTGGGCCTGACCGGCAGCGGCGCCGACCTGGAGATCCCGCTGCTGGAGGTGTACCAGGGCGCCTATATCCGCATCAACACCGCCACCGTGACCGAACCCTGATCCAGCCTGACGGGAGAGCCCCATGGCCAGACCGACCAACGCCAACCTGGAGCTGGCCAAGGCCCGCAAGAGCAACGGCGCCCTTGAGCTGAACCCAGCCCATGTGGTGCGCCTGCTGGGGGTGCTGCAGGCCGTGGCCAGCGGCCCCAAGCTGGCCGCCGAGGTGGCCATCATCCACCCCGCCACCCTGGCCAGCACCCCGGTGCCCCGGATGCAGGCGGCCGCCCTGCTGGGCCAACAGGGGCAGCTGGTAGCGACCAGCCCGGCCCCCACCGCCAACATCCAGGCCAGAGTGGTGATCGAGGCCAGCATGGCCAGCACCCTGCACCCGGTCATCCCGCGCTTCGAGGCCGAGTACGATATCAACGTGTTCCGGGGGCCGAGCCACCAGGTAGCTGACGACTGGCAGCTGGCTGGCGAGCTGACCGATGCCGTGGCCGAGAGTTGGGAAGTGGCGGCCAACCAGCGGGTGACCCTGACGGGTGACTGGCAGGAGGCCGTGGCCGATCACAGCCAGGTCGGCTGGAGTATCGACCAGGCGCCGCGCTGCTATCAGTTGGGCGGCTCCGACTGGCAGGAGGGGCAGGCGCTGGGCGCCCACCATGGCCAGCCCATGGAGAGCCTGCCGCCGGGCCATGTCCAGGTGGCCGGGCTCTGGGTCGAGGGGGCGGCGTCCAGCCAGTGGCACCTCTCTGGCTACACCCACCCACCCCGGGGCGACGTGGCTTGGGATGTCCGCTGGCAGGAGGCGGTCAGGCTCGGCCTGCTGCTGGTCGGCGACTGGCAACTCGGCGATCAGCTGCACCTCGGCTGGCTGGACGGCTGGGATGAGGCCATCTGGCCACCGCCCGGCACCAGCCCACCACCCAAGCCCCCGATCAAGCCGGAGAAGCCTGAAAAGCGCCGACTGCGGCTGGCGTTTGGCAGGCCCAGGGGGGACGCCTCCCTTGAGTTCGTCTGGTTCGGCCAGGATGCGGCCTATGTCATTCCAACCCGGAGGGTCTATCTGGTGAGTAACACAGCAAGCGTGGTGCGGGTGCGCGATGGGCTCGATATTCCCGCCACCGCCGTCAACATCGAGCTCGACACCGACTCCTGGGCCTGGCAGTTCAGCGCCCAGATCCCGCGCATCGCGGCGGCGGCCCTGACCGACGACGAGGAGGTGAGCATCCATATCAACGGGGAGCAATGGGACTGCGTGTGCGATGGCTGGCAGTCGAGCGAGAGCTTTGGCCGGCAGTCGGCCACCCTGACCGGGCGCTCGCGCACGGCCTATCTGTCGCCGACCCATGTGCTGCCGCAGGCGGTGGGCGAGGGGAGCACGGCCACCATGCAGCAGTTGGCAGCCTCCTTGCTGCCCTATGGCTGGACGTTGGAGTGGCAGGCGGCGGATTGGCTGGTGCCGGGGGGCTTCTTCAGTCTGGATGGGCAGACCCCGATCGAGGCGATCAAGTACCTGGCCGAGGCGGCGGGAGGCTTCGTACTGCCGCACCAGCGCAACCAGCACCTGGTCATCAAGCCGCGCTATCCCACCGTGCCCTGGCAGCTCGATACTGCCCAGGCCGAGGTGGCGATCCCCCGCGCCATCATCACGACGCTGGGCAGCGACTTCCAGCCGGGACAGGCGGCCAACGGCATCTATGTCAGCGGCGGTCACCAAGGCATCACTGGACGAGTGCTGCGCCAGGGCACGGCGGGGGAGCGGCAGGCTCCGACCATCACCCATCCCCTGGTGTGCGACGTGGTGGCAGCCCGCGCCCAGGGCGTGGTGGGGCTGGCCAGGACCATGCCGAGGCGTACCCAGACCATCGAGTTGCCACTATCGAGCGACACCGGGCTTATCCTGCCGGGGGCGCTGCTCGCGGTGGATAGCTGGAAGGGCTATAACCGGGGCGTGCGGGTCTCGGCCGGGGTGCAGGGGCGGGCCATGACGGTGCGCCAGCAACTGAGCGTGGAGCGTTTTGTATGAACCTGTTTAAGCGTTTTTTAGAGCTGGTACCCGGCGAGGCGCCCCTGCTAGTCGGCACGGTCACGGCAGTGAGCGCCACGACGACGACCCTGCAGGCGCTGGGCGGTGGTGTGGTGGTGGTACGCGGGGGAGGGGTGGCTATCGGTCAGAAGGCGTTCTACCGTGGGGGAGAGCTAGCTGGAGAGGCGCCGGATCTTCCAACCTATGAGATAGAGGTGTGATGGCTGTTAGCATCTAGATACTGCTCTGGGATGAGAAAATGCGTGAAGAGGAGAACATGAATTACTGGTCATCAGACTACACAATCAAAATTAGTACAAAACCTAGTACATAAAATTAATGCTGTGAGAATTTTTCCATTTAAACAGTTGATTAGCTATTGGGCTCATAATCGTGGAAATAGAAGGTAGGATTTGTCTGCTGGTTCATTTCGTGGTTCTGAATTGTGTCTATATGCTTGAAAAACAAGTCGTTATACGGAGTGTTATCTCAGATTGTCTCACTTTGTCCGATCTTGATTCAGTCCGTTTCAGACCAGTTTGGTACATATCTGTGTACACGTTAGGACGCGTTAATGTGTCAGTGAAAAATCAGATGACCAGTCACAGGAGAGTCATATGCCACTTACTGATACGAAGCTACGGGCCCTCTATGGTAAGCCCTACTTTGGCAAGACGGAATTGTCAGACCGTGATGGACTGTCAGCTCGGGTCACCGAGCGAGGCACCATCTCGTGGCAATATCGCTATCGCTGGCAAGGAAAAGCAGCGAGACTCAAAATTGGACGCTATCCCGACCTTAAACTCGCTGATGCCAGGACGTTGATCCCTGCTATCCGTGGCGCTCTTGAACGTAATGAACATCCCAGAGTTTTCTGGGATAAACTCCACCAGAAGCATGATGTCACCCTGAAACAGTGCTGCGAGCATTTTCGTGAGCACCATTTGCCCAAGCTGCGGCCTCGTACGGTCATGCTCTATGAGCATACCATGCAGCGCTATTTCGAACCTCTGTTTATTGGTATTCCGGTGGAACAGATCCCGTTTTCGAGCTGGCTGGAGTGGTTTGATAAGATTGGCAAGAAAAAGCCGAAAAACGCAGGGCATTTATTGCGCAGGTTAAAATCCATTCTTAGTTTTTGTATTCGGCGTAATCTCATTGGCGGCTCCCCGGTGCTGCAATTACGCACCGAAGATGTGGGCTCTCAACCTGAGAGAGGCTCTCGTGTGTTGACCATGCGTGAACTCGCTCAGATTTGGATTGCATTTGAACAGAGCAGGGCCAGCCGCGGATTAAAATTGGCAGCCAAATTGGTGATCCTTCTTGGCTGTCGCAGCGGCGAGGCCTTGGGTGCGCAGTGGAGTGAGTTTAATCTGGAGGAGCGAATTTGGACGGTTCCCGCTGTTCGAGCCAAATGTGGTGCGCCAATACGTCGGCCTATTCCTGGCAGGGTGATGATGTTGCTGCAAGAAGCGGCAGCGAGATCTCGGCTAAGGGGAGGGCCAGTATGTCGCTCGCCAGTGAATCCAAAAAGATCGTTGAGCAGTGCGTCTCTGATCCAGTTAGCAGAGCGTGTTCGAGATAAACTGGATTTGCCGTATTGGCGTACGCACGACATGCGTCGAACGTTGAGTACGCGTTTATCGGAAGAGCGAGTTCTACCACAGGTCACAGAAAAAATGCTTGGTCACAGGATGGCGGGTGTCATGGCTATATACAATCTACATGACTGGATTGATGAGCAACGTGAGGCATATGAATTATGGGATAAAAAATTAATGGAGGCAGTAAAATTATTGTGGGAACTCTAAATATAACCGAACCAAAATTGATGTAATTCATCATCTAAGATGAGTGATTTTCCCTTGATATCCAATTATTTACCGCTGCGGCAGAATAAAATCCTTTATTGATAGGTGGTGGAGATTTGTCTTCTTTAATCCACCTGTACAGCGTCGATCTTGATATGCCAAGTATTTTTAATAGCGTTTTGGTTTTTATTAGTGCTGGTTCATTGTTGTTCATATAGCCTCCTGTTTTTTAGGAGGTTAAACATGATTGGTATATGTGTCAATTTACCATATTTTTAGACGACTTGCTTTTATGATATAGAAAAACATTCATACTGCGAAAATCAATTTAATTATTGTTTTTGTGTATTATAAAAGCAATGGAAATGGCTATGGAACAATATGGTTTATGGTCATAACATGTAAATTTCAATAACATTTTTGACTCCTTTTAGCTCTCGATGGTTGGGTATGGAGTGTGTTCGTGTTGTTAAGTCAACGGGTGGCTCTATTCATTATTGGTAAAGTTGTAAAAGTGATTGGATAGGTTAGCCTCGAGGGGGTAATAAAGTGGGGGTTAAGCAGAGAGTTAATAAAGTCTTTGTGTTTCATAGGATTGTGAATCCGTTCACAAATCATGACGTTTTTTTAAAAACATCATGTCACGCACTGCAAATTAGATTCGTTGGAGTATTGTTTGCGGTTTCATATGGTTATACCAGTTCCGGAGAAACTGTTGATGTCAAAGCTACTCCTTATGGCTGCAACCTTGGTTGCAAGCAATGCGGTGATGGCCACTACGGTTATTGATGTAAACGTAATGGTTCCTAAATCCATCGTTGATCAAGATGGTGCCGAAAAAGTGTTTAACACTATTCACCAGCGCGTAGCGGCTATGGACGAGTATTACACCAGTCAGCGCACCGGCATCGTCAAAAATGGCAATCCTGAGAACCTGCATTTCGAGGTGAAGCAGATCCTCGTTATGAGCGATACCGTCCTGAACCCGACGTGTAAAACAGGCTACTCAGCCGCGGTTGTTCTGCTCAACGAAAAGGTTATCGGTGTTCGTAGCTCTTATGGCCCGAACTTCGGCATCATGGCGCCTCCGCTGTGGGACGGTGTATGCACCAACGAGCAGGACATTCAAGACCTGACCTTCGCTGCGCACAGCTCTGGTGCCGATATGTGGATCACCACAAAGGGCGGCCCTGATGGCAAGTTTGATGGGATGGCTACTTCCGGCGCTGATTTTATGGTGAGTCGTTATGACACCACCCCTGATACCTACGCACATGAAGCCTTCCACCTGTTCGGCGCAGAAGATCTTTACAACCGTAAAGGTGCAGAAGGATTCTGCGACCAAGGGGGCATCTGGGCTGGTCGTCTGATGTGTGGTTACGGTGATCTGACCAAGAACAACATGTTCGGTGGCAGTCCTTCCGCCATTGACCAAGGGGATATTTACCCGTACGGCCCAAGCGAGAGATATTTGCTCCAAAACTTCTACAACAACCCTGACAGCCCTGATGCCGCTCGCCTGTTGACGATGCCTGATGGCAACCTCCGCGCTTACTACGGATGGACAAAAGGCACTGGTGCAGGCGTCATGCCGAGTGCAGACGTTGCTGATCGCACTTTCACAATGAAAGTAGACAGCACTACCCTGACCAATGCGAAGCCGTATATCGATGTTATCATCACTGCCTCTGGCACTGATGCTGCCGGTAAGCGTCTCTCTGTAGAGCTGTATAGCGAGTCTGGCAGCGCGGTTGTGGGCCAGCACTACAACGATGGTATCTCGCAACTGGTGCGCTTTGACCCGACTACTGGGCAGACTGCACTGGATGCAGCAGGCAACCCGACCTACACAGTGCGCGTGACAGCGCGTGACCTGGCGTTCGTCGGTGCCAAGAGCTTTACCCTCGGCCTGCGTAGCAGTACTGGCGGTAATGTGATTACCCAGCCAATCGTTATCACTGTGCAAGGTGCCAACACTGATGATGGTCGCAACGATGGTGGTGACAACGGTGGCGGTGGTTCGACAGGACCGATCTCATTGCTGACTTTGGTTATCTGCGGGTTGGTTCGCCGGCTTAAAATGTGTTGATAAGCCTTGTACCAATACCTTTTTTCATCATTATGGCAAGGTAGTCAAGCTGCGTTGGCATGGTAGGTCGCCAAAGCACCCAGATGTTATGAGTGTTGCCGAGAATAATTACGGGCGTCACCAAAACACGAATTCTGATTAAACGATTTATTACAGTCAAGGCTCCCGCCATGTCGGGAGCCTTTCTTATTTCTATCTCTCTTTGCCGGATGTGCGGAGAAGTCGGACATCATGGCGCAGGGTTAACTTGGTCGTATTTGTAGGTCTGCACTCTTGAGCTTGAAGGTACACCCTTGCTGGATGAGCTCCTCCCGATTTGCCAGCACCAGCGGGTAGAGCAGGGGATGTTGTTGATGTTCGCCGTTATAGCTCACTTGCATCCGTTCCAGTGCGTAATGCACCAAGGGGATCCGTTGGCTGATCAACAGCTGGTTCCCTGTCATCGCATAGTCTCTGGCAATGATGGCCTGTTGTCCTTCACTGAGCCCGGGATTGGGAACGACTACCGCAGTCACCTGGGTGTTCCACTCCAGATCCTGCTCCCGGCCGTGAGGAGAGGCATCCAGCAGATCCGGTTCGCCCCGAAAACGACTCATCACAAAATCCAGATATTCCCCTTTCTTCTCGCAGTAGGCACGTACGTGCCAGCGGATCCCGTCATAGACCAGGGTGTGGGGCACGATATTGCGGCCACTCTGCTCCTCTGAACTGAGGGATACGTAATCGACATCGACCCGCAGTTGGCCGCGCGCCGCCTGCACCAAACCCCGCACAATCTTGGGGTCGATATGGCGGTTCGGCACATCCAGGATCTCGATATGGCCGTAGCGCAAATCCATCAGCGGCAGCGTTAACAGGCCCGCTTCATGTTGGCGCTGGTGCTGCTTTTCACGGTGTAGCAGCATCAGGTACTCATCCACTTTTCCCTCACTAAAGCGCGGGACAAAGTGCTCTGTGGGTTTGTATCCCTTCAGGCTTCTGTCATAGACCAGCCCCTCCGGTGAGTAGTGGGTCAGGTAGTGGTTGATATCCCGTGACGCCTGTTGGCGACCGATATTGAAGGCGGTCATCAAATGATTGGTAGTCAGCCGTCCCTCCCACTGCAAGACGATCTCCAACAGACGAAAGCGCAGGGTTTGATCCCAGGTGAGCTCTTTGGGTGCCAT